GAGGAGCCGGCGGACGACACGGAGGGCAAGGCGCAGACATCATTCCGCCGGAGCCTCGAGGTGCGCGTGACGCCGCAACTGCAGCGCAGCGTGACGCAGGTGCTTGACGACCAGCGGCGCTCGATCTCCGTCCGCGTTCGCAACATGTACGACGCGATCAAGGCGAACCCGCGCGACACGACGATCTGGTGGCCCAAGGGCTCGTGGGACGCGCGCCTCGCCGACGCCCTGAAGCCGACGCTCACCGACGTGGCAGAGAGCGTGCGCACCCACGTGACGACGACGTTCAAGCCTGTGTCCACCACCAAGGCCAGCGTCCTGCCGCGCGCCGTCGAGCACGTGCTGGCACGCGGCGCTGCGCGGGTCACGGGGATCAATGAGACGACGCGGGCCGGGATCGCTGCGCTCGTGGAGAAAGGCATCGATGACAGCCTGACGCCAGTCGAGCTCGGCGACGCCGTCGCGGCATGGTCAGGCTTCGACGAGTACCGCGCCGAGATGATCGCCCGCACCGAACTTATGGACGCCTACAACGCTGCCGCGCTCGGCTCCTACGGCGAGATCGGCGTCGAAATGGTGGAGGCGATCGACGGCACGGGCGACGAGGAGTGCGCCGACCGGAACGGGCAGACGTTCACGCTCGACGAGGCCGACGCGATCGAGGACCACCCGAACGGTACGCTGGACTGGGTGCCGGCTGCCACCCAAGGAGCTTGACATGGCGAAAGACCCGAACGTCGGCGGTGGGCGGGACCGCACGAAGATCCCGAAGTCGAACTTCGTCTTCCCCGAAGATGCTCCCGATGGCGGGTTCCCCGTCGTCACGGCGGGCGACGTGTCCGATGCCGTGTCTTCGTGGGGCCGCTACAAGGGCCCGCACACCTTCGACGAGTTCAAGGCGCGCCTGACGGCGCTTGCCAAGCGGCTCGGGTTCGCCTCGTCGCTGCCGGACGCCTGGAAGAGCGGCAACAAGAAGGCCGGCGACCTCAAGGCCGAGCCGATGGACTCGGGGCAACTCGATCGCTGGCTCGGCGGCAAGATTCCGCGGCGCATCCTCATGCTGCCCTTCGGCGGCAAGCTGAAGGCTGAACTCTGGGGTTACCCGCCGGATGACGTGGGCCGCGATCTCGACGGCGACTACGCCGATAAGGCGACGGACATCTACGGGCCGTTTCCTTCGCTGCGCGCCTCCCGTGATCGCCTCGTGGACTGGCACCACAATGATTGGGGTGTCGAAGCTGTCGACCCGCGCGCCTCACGCATGAAGGGCGCGATCATCGGCAAGGCCGTGATCGACCCGCAGCCCGAAGACGACGGTTACTGGGCCGATTGGTGGGCGAACGCCGGTGAGCAGCGTCTCGCGCTCGTGGAGCGCCTCGAGCGGCTCGGCACGCATCTGTACGGCAGCACGCAGGCCGTGAAGTCGGCCATCGTGCGCAGCGCGATCGGGCATCTCGACGTGTGGCCGATCTTCCGCCACACGATCTCCACCAGTCCACAGAACACCCTCGCCGTGGTGCCGCCGCTCAAGGCGCTGCTCGCGGCGGACATTCCCGATGACGTCGGATACGCGGCCGTGAAGGCTGCGCTTGCCGGCTTCGACGCGGGGCAACGCTTGGGCAAGAGCTCTCCGAACGGCGGTTCCGGCTTCCGTTCGGATGGTGACCGCTCCGGTACGGCACGCGCCAGCAAGGCAGAAAGGAAGGCTGCCGCCCTGGCACTCCAGTTCATGGAGCGGTACCAGGCTCGGCATCAGGAGACACCGTGAGCAAGAAGGATATGAAAGCCATCCTCGCGCAGATGCGCGAGCTGGCGAACCGCGAAGATGAGGCGACGAAGGCTGGCGACGGTGGCCGAAAGGCCGAAGCGGCCGATGGCCGCGCAGCCGTTGCCAAGGATTTCGTGAAGGCGGACACAGACAAGCTCGGCGACGAGATCAAGAAGACGCGCAAGGCGAGCCTCGAGCAGCGCGTCGATGACCTGACGAAGATGCTGTACGACTCCCGCAAGGGGAGCAAGGCTGCTCTCGTCGGGAACGGCAAGTCGATGGCTTCCGGCATGTTCGGCAGCCGGATCAAGAACGCCGGCGGCGTCAAGCCGGTCGCCGCGCTGAAGGCTAGCTTCAGCAACTACACCGCCGGCGAGTTCATCGCAGCCTACGCCGGCGCGAAGGGCTACTTGACCGACTGGCGGGACACCGAAGTCGAGATGGCAGCGAAGGCCAAGCTGAATGAGTTCGCCCTCTGGGCAGGGCCGCCGGATCGCTCCAGCGCGCTCCTGCTCATCGGCGGCGACGGCAAGGCAACGCTCGGCACGTCGGGTGCCACCGGCGGCTATGTTTTGCCCAACAACTTGGTTGACTCTGTTATTAAGCCCAACGTCCAGCAGGCCATCTATCCGACGATGGGCGTTCGCGTCATCGGCGGCGTGGCAGTCCGTGGAGTTGACCAGCCGTATCGCACCGGGTCTCCGTCGCGGGCGCTGTTCGCCGACTGGGGCGTCGCCAAGCAGAACGTGGACGAGGCTTACGGTTCGTATACCGCGACCCTCGGCACGCTCGCCAAGATCTACGATCTGGGCAAGCAATACCTCAGATTTAGCGCAGGAAGCGCCGAACAGGATGTGATGGACGAGCTCACCAAGAGCTTTGCCTTGGCAGAGAACTTCGCAGTGATCGCGGGTCCGGGCACCGGGCAGGCGACGCCGGGCGTCAACGATCCGACGTATGGCCTGTACACCGCGCTTGTGGCGGGTGCAGCGTCATACACGTCGGCCATCGCGGTGCCGTCAAACTCGACGATCGTCGGGTCGTTCGCGGCTGGTCTCCAGGTTGCTTCCGCGCAGTTGCGGGCACGCAGCCGGAGCTCGCAGGGCTGGGTCGTGGACGCGACCACGTTCTCGACCGTCATCGCCCAGGGTACCGACGCTGCTGGCTTCTTCGTGAACCCGGCCGGCGGCCCGACGGGCTTCCGCATGACCGACAGTGGCACGCTCACTTTCTGGGGCGTTCCGATCTACTTCGACGCCAACCTCGGCACGAACGCGGCCACCAAGATCGCGATCGGCGGCGAGTGGGACGCGCTGAAGCTCTATCGCGGCATCGAGTTCCGCATCGACTCTTCCGATGTCGCTGGAACCCGCTGGGACAACAACCTGGTGGGCTTCCGCGGTGAGGAAGAGATCGGCATCCATGCAGGAAGCGCCGTTTCGGTTGGCGCTTTCCAGCTTCTGACGGCTGCGATCGCGTAGCCCCCATGACCGTCTCCGCCGCTTTCTTGGTTCTTGACCCGCCGCTCGATCGGCTGGCGCTCCTCGTGGAGTACCTGCGTCCGGTCGTATCGGAGTTCGTGATCGTGGTCGATGACCGGACGGCGGCGGAGAAGACCGCGACGATGTCGACCTGGCGGGACGTGACGCTGGTCCCGTTCCGCTGGGTCGACGACTTCAGCGCGGCGCGCAACGCCGCCATCCCGCACTGCACCGGTGACTGGATACTGCACCTCGACCCCGACGAGATGCCGAGCGCCGCGATGCTCGACTTCATCCACACCGTGGACGCCACGCCGCAGCCCGACGTGGACTGGCAAGGCGTCCGCTACATGGCGCCGCGCGGTTACCTCTTCTTCACGAAGAACTTCTTCGATGGCGTACAAGCCCCGGAGTTCGAGGAGCACTGGCACACTCGCCTCTTCCGGCGCACGTCCGGCTGGTGGTACAAGCCGGTCCATGAGCAGGTGGCGCTCGAAGCGATGCCGGAGAGCCGCACCCGCCAGACGCCGATCCTCGTCAAGGCACCGCTCGGCGCGTTCCTCATCCACTCCCGGATGAACGACCACAAGATCGACGCCGACTACAAGCGTATCGAAGAGGGCATCCGGTGACCGTCTCCATCATCACGCCGACGTACAACCGGCCCCGTCTCTTGATCGAGCGGGCGCTTCCCTCCGTGCTCGCGCAGACATACGCTGACTGGGAGTGGATCGTCGTGGGCGATGGCACGGACCAGGCAACGTGCGATGCGATGGCGGCCGTGGCCGATCCGCGCGTGCGCTTCACGAACCTCCCGCACGCCGAATACCCCGAAGACCCCGAGGCGCGGTGGTGCGTGATGGGCGTCCCGGCGATCAACTACGGGTTGGACAGCGCGCGCGGCGAGTGGGTGAGCGTGCTCGCGGACGACGATGCGCTGCCGCCGGATGCCATTGAGAAGATGCTGGCCGTGTCCGATGACGTGGATTGCGTCTACGGGCAGACGGAGGTCGTGGAACATGGCATCTACGGCAAGCCCGGCGAATGGACGGACGGCGCCTACATTCTCCGTGCTTCGCTGGGCTACCGATACGACTTCGGCTCGTGGAAGCGCGGCGTGATCGCGGATTACGATCTCCGCTCGCGCCTTCTGCGCGAGGTACGGACGCGGCACCTGCCCGAGATCGTCTACCGCTACTGGCCGGCTCACAAGGTTCCGCCGGTGTACGCATGATCGCCGCCGTGATCCCGACGCGTTATCACCCGCCGGAGTTGGGTGCCCTCCTGACCGTGCTCCTCGAGGACGGCGTAGAGCCGATCGTGCTGCGTAGTGAGTACTACGATCACCGGCTGTACCACATGTGGAATATCGGCGTCGAAGAAGCGCGGGCCAAGGGCGCCGACTACATCGCGGTGCTCAATGATGACGTGGCGCTGCCGCCCGGTGCGCTCCAGGGTCTCGCTGCGGCGCTCAAGCTCAACCCCGACGTGGGCGTGGTCTACCCCAATGTGCAGGCTCCGTGGGGGCCGCTCGGTTCCCTCGACGTCGAGCGCACGACGGGAACATGGGGCGCCGGCGGCATGACCGGCTTCTGCTTCATGTTCCGCGCCGCAGATCCGGTATTCGCCTTTGACGAAACGTGGGGCCTCTGGTACGGCGATGATGCTTGGGAAGAGTCCATGAGGATGGCCGGGTACGCGGTCGCCCGTGTCGTGGGTGTTCCGATCCGACACTCAGCGATGGGCTCAACGGCACGAGACATGGAGCATTGGGGACCGATCATCGCCGCAGATCAGGCACGTTGGGCAGCAACTGGTTCCGATCTGCTTGAGGATCTTGAATGACGCGCATCCTGTTCCTGGGTGACTCGGCGGGGACCGGCTTCGGCACGGTGACCAAGAACCTCGGCCTCGCGCTGCTTCGGCTCGGCGAGGATGTGCGCTTCCTCTCGCTCAATGAGCAGCCGAACGTGGAGCTCGAGGAGCCGTTCCGCGGGCGCTCGGCGCTGATCGGGCAGCCATCGGGCTGGCTCGGCATGGAGAACCGCGAGTTCCTGCGGGCGCGGATCGCGGGCATGTTCACGGGGATGCTCTTCGAGGATCGCTGGACGCCGGAAGCCGCCATCATCCTCGGCGACATGGGTTCGCTCCAGGAGAGCCCGGTCGTGGGGTTCGTGCCGAATGGATTCCCGGCGTTCCACTACGTGCCGGTCGAGGGCATCGGTCTCCCGCCCGCGTGGTCGCTCGTGTGGCGCAAGCTGCGCCCTGTCGCCACGTCTCATTTCGGCGCCGCTGAGATCAAGCGCATGTCGGGCATCGAAACGCCCGTCGTCTGGCACGGCATCGACCACAGCACATTCTACCCGATCTCATCGGCCAAGCGGATGCTCATGCCGATGAAAGGCACCGACGAACTGAAGGTGCTCCGTAGCAAAGCGGACTGCCGACGTTTCCTCGGCTGGCCGGAAGACGACGTGATCCTCTTCCGTGCCGACCGCTACATGCCACGCAAGCAGT